TGCTAAACCAATATCATCAGCAGTTGTAGGAAGCATGGATAAAGCAGGTCCAAGACAGTATTGCAGATTAACTGCTTTTAGTGGTAAGCAAACAGAAGAGTATGAAAAATTGTTTCCTTTATTTGTTTTTATTGGAGAACAGATGAAAAAAGTAGCACCAAAGAGGTGGCAGAATCAAATGGACATGGTTGATAAAACACATCAAGATTGGATAATACCAAACACACCATTTACAACAATTACTGTAAATAACAGTTATCCAACAGGAGTGCATACTGATAAAGGAGATTTAGATGAGGGGATATCAACACTAGCTTGTATTAAACGTGGCGATATGCAAGGTGGTTATTTAGTGCTTCCTGAATACAGAGTCGCATTCAAAATGGACCATGGGGATTTACTAATTTTTGACGCTCATCAATGGCATGGTAATACTGTACTTGAAGCTAATTCAGATGACGCAGAAAGAATAAGTGTTGTCTGTTACTACAGAACAAAAATGGCTGAGTGTGGAAGTATGGTAGAAGAATACGAAACAATGATAAGTAAAGGAGAATCAAAGTTAGCTAAATGAGTGGACAAATCAAATCTACAGGACACGTAGAGTGGGACGCTGAAAATGAAACATTTGCAGAATACAAAGTAAGACGTTCAGCAGGTCGTTCAGGTATAGGGCAATCTAACTCTCAAAAAAATATGGCAGGTAAATGTACAGTTACCAATAAAATCAAAACTAAATGTGATTGCAGAACTTGTATCAATAGACGCAATCGTTCTAAAGGTAGGAGAAAACAAAATCAAGCACGTAAGTTATTAAAAATTCCTAACAATAGGTTTCATGGTGCAGACGCACATGAAGAAAACTGGAATACAGGATTACGTGTAGAAGTTAAAGCAGGTAAGCAAGTTGAGGGATTAAGTAAAGTGTTTTATAAGTCAAAGAAACAAAGTGATTTATCTCATCAATCTTTTGGTGGAAGTAGCAAACCATTTGTACAAATGAGTATGCCTGATAATTCAAGTAAAGGGATTATAAGTTTTGAAACAGACGATATTGAAAATGTCTGCGTTGAGATACTAAAAAATTTTGGTTATGATTTTGGCGATAGTTGAGTGTTAAACTAGCCGAAAGGTAGCCGTCCTAGATTCTCTCTAGACTCTATTCCCAACCATGCCTTTACGATTTATACTATTTCTTTACAGTAACTTCGTGTCCACAAAATTGACATTTCTTAATCACATCTAAGTCTATCATAACATGACCTTGAACTGTACAATCTCTAGGAACAGGTGGTTTGTTGTCCTCGTACATTTTACCTAGTCTTGCCCAATGTTTGACAAGTGCGTAAGGTGTGAACGTAACATCTTTCCATAGTCTTTGATAAGTTTCTGCACGTTCATATACTTCATCAACTGTAGCTAGTGATTCTTTTAATTCCTTAGCTACTTTGTTCCAACCATTCTGTTCTGTTTTAGTGCTTGGTACGTATCCCATTACTTCACACAATGCTTCATATAATTCATAATGCTTCCCTTTATTACTATGGTTATATGACTTTAGTTTGTAGTCCTCATGTGAACTCCCCTGTAGGTCATCATTGACTTGGGGTAGCTCATACATGAATGGTGGAATGCGTATAAGAGTATAAAGATTTGAAGTCTGTTCCTTAGTAGCAGGATTATATCTCTGCTCAACGTGAACAGCTTTATGTTCTTTAAGCTCTCTTAAAGCACGTTTTACTGTAGAATCAGAAGTATGCATACGTTTAGCTATAGTTTTGATACTTGGATAGCAAGTGTTGTCTTCCTTATCTGCGTATCTACTTAGTACTGCATACAACCTAACAGCTTGTGCCGAAACAGGTAAATCAATTATCCATTCCGGCACTATGCTGAAGTACAAATCACTACTGATTTTGTCTGACTCTGTTCCCATTTAAAATGGTGCTTCGTCAGGTTTTATATCCTCTATAGGTCTAGCCATTTTTTCTAGCTCCTCTTTTGACGCACTATTTGAATCAGGTGCTTCTTTCAATTTTTCAATCATGGCAGAAGCAACAGTCTGCGTCATCTCTCCGTCCAACATATCAAGATATCCTTTACGTTGGTCAGTAGGTAATTTACTAATTAGTGATTCCAAATAATCTAAGGATTTTTCACTAGCTAGTTTCTTACCACCACCACTACTCTTGTTGTATGTTGGTTTATCGCTGGACCAAGTACGTTTAACAGGTGTTCCTTTGAACTCTGCTGTTCCGTAGCTTGACCATATCGCAGTAGTAAATTCATTAGTAGTATCTAAGATTTCTTCAACAGCAATTTTACCTGCTACTGCTAAATCAATAGCACCTTTGAACGCTACTTGCGAAACAATGAGTTTGTCTTTATTACTCAATGTCTATGCCTTTCTCTTCTGCACAACCTATACAGATTGCGACTTCACTTATGTTATTTTTTTTATCTACTTCTACATACACCATTTCTTCAGGTGCGAACATAGGACTAACTATCTTCAAGCAGAAGTAACATTTATCAACTCTAGCCATTAAACTAACCGAAGCTGACTATCTTTTTTTTCGTCATCAGGTTTAGAAACAAGATAGAACAAGAAGTGTCCCTGTTCTTTGCCTTGAACTGTAGCGATATTCCAATTATCATCATGGCGTAAGTTATGAATTACTGCACCAAATCTAGTACAACGTAAATCAAAAACAAACTCGCCATTTGATATAGGAGTATCGTTTCTATACTTGATTAATACATACTTAATTAATTCAGTTTTGTTACTGACATAAGCAGGTATGATTTGTCCACGAAAAGATTTAACAAGATTAGCTTTAATCTTTTTATCTTTTTTTATGGATTGTATTATTTTTTCCTGTTCCTTTGTAGGAACATATCTTTCTTCAGACATTACTGTCCTTTCTTTAATTTGCTTCGCATTTTTTTATCTTGCAAAGACTTGTACCATGTATCGTTAGCTATCCAATGTTCGATAACATCAGAGTACCAAACAGGACTGTTGCTTAGATACATTGTAGGTTGAGGTAACTTGCCACGATGAATCCACACACGTAGCAAGTTTGCCTCTATTCCTAATCGGTTAGCAATGTCTTTAGTAGATAAGATACTACCGATATTCATTTTTCTCCTAACCAACCAACAATGACATAGCATTGTTAGTTTTGTATTGTGCGTTATCAAGAACTTGTCGAACTTGTGAATATGCACGTTGTTCAGCAGTTTTGATACCACGTTTCTTCATCTCCCATATTTCATAAGAGTTGATTGCTTGGATTAATCCCCAAGCTGTACCTGTGTGCTTCTCTTGGTTGTATGTATTAACAACACTTTGCACAACTTCTTTATTTTTTTCTAGTTGCTTATTGTAAGAATCCCACTCACTATCATCAGCATTTGGTTTAGGTGTTGGAACACCATGTACAATACCGATTTTGTATTTGTTTTCATCTATCCAATCAGCACCATTGTTAACATCTTGTTGAATTAGTTTCTCAACTTCTTCACTAAATGTGTCATAATACTTATCAGCAAATCCAAGAACTTTACGTGCTTCATCAATTTTTCCATTGATAGAAGATGTATGTCTTATGCTGAATGTATCAGTCGCATTTTTTATAGCAAGACGTAACGTGTTTTGACACCATATTCTTACAGGTGTAATCAATACTTTGAATGCAGAACTGCCGTCATGAGTATTGTATAGTGTTACGTATGGTTTAACATTGTCTGATATAGGAAGAACTTTTGATAGTTCTAACTGAATCCAAGTCAATGCACCATTGTTGAATGTTCCTGCTTTAGCATATCTTGCTTCATCAGAATCAACTAAAGTATCAAGAAACTCGAATGCTTGTACATTCTGTACTACATGATACCTATTGCCTACAACACCAAGTACAGTTTCTGTATCTGTTCTTACTGTTGCGTATTTATCGTTAACAGGTATTGTTGTAAACAAATCGCTAGTTGTTAGCAATGGTCGTTTCTCTACTGTAAAGTTCATCTCAGCATTAGTGAGTGCTTCTTCAATAGTAGGTACATTACCTGTGTCGTTACTTAGTTTGCTAAAAGCGTCGCTTTTAACTGTTGAATTATCCATTAGATAACTCCTTTCTTTGTTATTTTCTTTTAGTGTTAAGCATTGTGCCTAACTAAGAAGCCACGTTTTGAATGTTAAATATAATCGGCATGAATGCCTAGAACATGACTTCTTAGCTAGACACTAAGTCTAGCTACCTGTTGGGTGTTACTTGGTGTTTTCAAGTAATTTCTGATGAGATTTGGTTTGTATAGCAGCGTTCTTGAGTAGAGAAGTAAGTGCTTGGTTATTCTCACTACAAGTTGCTGATATATCTTCTATGGTTGCAGTATGACTATCAAGTATTTTAATAGTCTTTGACAAAGCCATAGTCTGTATTTCACTAGTTCGCTTTAGTCGTTGTTCTAGTTTTTCAAAATCACGCATTAAACGTGTTTGCATAATGAAGTTAAGAACATTAACCAAGAGAATCATAGGTAGCAACAGTTCCATTAGTATCTCCTTTCTTTACTATATTTCTTCCAATAAGTTCTATATCGGAACAGCCGTCAAATGAAGCATTTCCCCATGCAACATTTTCTGCTTCTTCTAATCCGTCATTTGTTTTAACAGTATATAAGTTCTTGTAACCGAACTCACTCGTACCTAAAAACAAATAGACAACCATAAAGTTATTGTTAAATAATTTAGCAATAACATAAGCTACACATACACATATAGCCATAGCTAATAAGATGTAGTATGCAACAAACAATATACCAATATCGTTATTCATTTTTTATCCTTTTCTAGTTTCTCTATTCTTTTTTTGTTTTCAGCTTTGATTTCCATACGTCTAAGTTCAATATGAACACGCACTTTATCTAACTGATTTTCGTAATCAAGATGATTAATCATTTGCTTTATGTTATCCATAATAGAATGGTTAGGCATAATTAAACACTCTCCTCCACTCTGTGATAGTATTGTAATTCTCCATAGGTAGAGAACTAACACCATGAACTGTGTAAATGTGTTTACATTTATTTCGTTCTTGATTACATAAAGTAATATGCTTGTGCATAGAACAACCATGTTCAAACATATTGACTTTTCTTATAGCAACATGGTAGTTGCCATATTTTTTTTCTAGCTTGTCAAGAGTTTGACCTTTGACTAGCAATCGATGTCTATAACTCATAGATATCCTTTCTTTGTATTAAGGTGTTGTAAGCACCATAGAAGCCACACAAGATGTGAAGAAGACAATCACGGAGGGTTTTGCCTTATGGTTTAAAGCACTTCACACATGGTCTTATTACGCTTGTATGACTTCTAGCTACTTACTTACGTAGTTTTGATTTAACAGTTGTATATTTACCACTGTTTAACAAGAAACAATAATCAATACGTTCAGCAAAATTCATTTGCTTCTGTTTGTTTTCTTTCTTTCTTGCTTTAAGGACTTCTGCATAAGATTCATTTAACCAATCTAACCAAGCATAAAATTGCTCAGGTGTCATTCTGATTTCTAAATCAGCAAAAGCCATATACCTACTTGTATCGAAAGCAAGACTTACTACTTCACTACCTGCAAAATCTTTACTAGATTCAAGTTTAGCGTAGTAGTTAGTATCTTTAGCTATACGATTAGGTTGTAATGAATAGATACTTCTTCTATGCACTGACATAATTACTCCTTTCTAGTGTATAAACAATTCCCAAATCAATCTATAACGTAATCCTTTAGCGTTATAAGATTGCCAATTTTCAGGCATAGCGATTTCGGAATCATATTTCTTTTGGTATGTTGCAACCACTGGTCCATTTACTTTTAGTACAACATCAAAAATAACATCTCCATTCTCGTCAAAAGATACAGTTAAGTGTCTTGTGATTTCATCATCATTTCTATTAGGATATGTTGCTGTTACCAACACACTTCTATCTGCAACTTTGTATTGCTTAATGGTATCGTTGATATTTTTGTATTGCTTCCAATATGTAATCTGCACTTTATGTTTTTCTCCATACATATCTAATGTAGGACTATCAGGCAATCTAAGAGATTCAGCAGGTGCAGTTGTCCATTCAGGATTTTCTACACCTAAATGCTCATCAAAATAATAAGCAAT